CGGTCTTCTTCAGCAGGAGGCTAAACAGGCGGCGCATGCCACCTTCAGCCAAGTTGCGCGCCATGACCTCAACTTGCCCGGCTGCGGCCTGCACAGTGGCCTGCACGGCCGCGCGGGTGGTTGATTGCAGGGCGTCAGGCGCCAAGCCCATCGAGGCGCGTGTGACGCCCGTCTTGGCCTCAACAAGCTGGTCCATGTACTGCAGCGCCGGCATGGTCTGGCCGGCAACAAACGGCACAGCGAAGGGTTGCACTGCGCCAGCCTGCGTCATGCGAATGATGCCGCCGATCTCGTTGTTTAGCACGTCGTCGATGTCAACTGCGTTCTCGACGATGCCAAGACGCGGCGTGTTGGTCATCGCCACGTTGTCGAGGATGCCGCGCAAGATTGAGGTTGCCGCGTCTTGGTCTTCGATCAGCAGGTCGGACATTGAGCGGCCGAAGAATGTATGCGGCTCGGGGTCAATCTCAAAGATGGCGAAGGGGATCTCGTCGCACGGCTCAGCCGACAGCAGTTTGTAGCTGGTGCCGCCCAAGATCAGGTGGTGCAGGATCGGCACGCCCGTGCCGTCTGCGTCGATCTTCATATATGCGTCGGTAACCAACACCTTCTTCATTGACGGGTCTGCGGCGTTCTCGTCCTCGTCGGCGTTGACGCTGTAGCCGCGGCGCGCCTCGTCTTCTTGGGCCGTCGTGTCAATTACGTCGGTCGAGCCGTCAAGGTTGGACACCTCGTCGAAGTCAAAGCCCATCGCGACCAGATCGCCGACGCGCATATCGGTGCGGTGCCCGCAGATGTAGCAATCGTCGATCGAGCGCGCGTTGCGGTCGATGAAGAATTCTTCCGGCGGAACGGACACGACACACAGGTCGCCGTCCATTGAGCGTCGCATGACTTTGACGTCGTGCGTCTTCTGGATCATTTCCGGGCCGGCCAAACCGTCGACCATGACCTGCTGGTCAATGATTTCCTCTGAGTGCTCCAAGACCTCAACGTCGGGCTCCATGACGATTGCCATGTACTGCTGGTCGCTCAGTCCTGTGAATGTGTGAATTTCGGAGTTGTCATACTCTTCGTAGTACACCTTGGCGATGCCGGCCTTTTTGATCAGCGCATCGTGGAAGACGTCCGAGAGAATGCGGAAGCCATTCATCTCCTGAAACTTGTAGTGCATGTATTCGGTCGCTTGGGCGGCCAGTTGCACGTCCTCTGGGCCGCGCGGAATGTATTCTACAAAGCGGCTGGACGACAGGAACACCCGCATCAAGCTGGGCTTAATGGCGCGCACGGTGTCGCGCACTTTGGTAGCCACGACCTTTGATCGACCGGGCTCAAAGCCGATGTCGCACTCGCCGTCGAAGTAGCGCTGCGATTTGATCCGATCGGGCGCGATGTCGCTTTCGATGAAGTCAACAGCGTCGTCGATCGCCATAGCCGCGATGCTCTCAATTTCGTCATCCGTCAGCGGCTGAGGGCCGTCGCCTTTCGGCTCGTCGTCCTCTTCCTCGCCATACTCAAGGATGTCGCGGATGTCGTCGTCGTCAACCAAATCTTCCGGGTTCATAATACGCTCCGTTATTGTATCTGCTGTAGAAGGCCGGGAGCCGTTCTTGAAATTTGCATCATGGCGGCAAACGGATCAAGCACAGTGGTTTGCAGCGGCCCGGAGCGCATGATTGCTTGTCCGGCAGTTGGAGCGGCGGCACCTATAGTAACACCAGCTATTGCACCCGGAATGCCACCAGCCCCGAAACCAAGAGCGCCGCCAGCACCAGCGCCGCCGACCTCTGGCAAAAACCTACGGAAACCGCCCTGCTCAACTGTCGGCAACGGACGGAGCAATGCAGCGCCAGCACGGCTTAAATCGGCCAATTCTGTACCCCGGCCAACTGCATACTGCGAGCGCCCCTGTGTGCGAATGACGGATTGGTTTAATTGCGTTGGCGACAAGACACCAGTTTCCGCACCGGCTCTTGAAGATGCGTCGCGCACCGCCAAGAAGTTGCGGTATTTTACCCGAGCGTCGCGAAGAGCCTGTAGTTGATCGGATCGACCAGAACGCGAAAGTGCGGCGTCTGTAGCGCCATCAATCAGGCCGCGCAATTCAACCGCGGCGTTGCGCGTGGCCTCGTCCGGGGACCGCGTCATGCGGCCCAAAGCCGTGCGCCATTCGCGCAACGTTTCAAGTTCAATTTGCTTGCCGCTCGGCGTCGTTGCCGCATCAATGATTTCTTCGACAATATTGCGGACGCGCGGAACTACAGTCGCAGATGGGGCGCTCTGCATATAATCTGCGGCAACCTGTGCTGCACGGTTTGCCAGTGCTAAGTCTGGCGAAACAGAAACCCCGCGCAGAATGTCATCCATTTGATTTGTAATGTTTTTTTCCGCAGTTGCAAGCGCGGATTGTGTGGCCCGCACATCGTCACTGCCAATTGAGCGCATCGCCGATGCAGTAAAGTCTTCAAGTTGCCGCGTGGACGGCTGGACCATACCCTCAGCCCGCCGCAACGCGCCGGACTCCATAACCTGACCGGCAGTCGGCTGCACACCCTCACGGCGCAAAACATTAGCAAGCCTTATGGCTTCATCATCTGCGCCAGCAATCGGCGCGATACGATCACTTGGACGAACGCCCAGAAATCCCGCGCCAAGGGCGGCCGCCGTGCGGGCATAAGGTTCCATGGCTGTGCCTTCTGTGGCTTGCCCGGCGGCTTCACTGGCAAGGCCGGGGACAACCCCAAGGCGGACCATGTCGGTTGCACGCCCAAGCAATCCAGCACCGCCAGCAAATTCGCCAGCCGCTGATACAAACTGACCAGCACGGCCGGGCGCGACATATTCTGTCTCTCGGCCAATAACGGGCACAGAGGCCAGCATCTCGCGCGTTTCCGGCAGGCGCTCAAGGGCGCGGGAAACCATTGATGGTTCTTCCATGCCCAACAATTGCTCTACACCAGCAGCGCCAAGTTGTGCAATGTTGGCCGGTAGCGCTGGAACATCGGCCATGCCGCGAGCCACAGCGGCAGTGCCGCCGCGAACAAGCTGGCCAAGCCGCTCACCGGGCGTGTCAACTTCGCCGCTTCCGATAATGTTTTCATAAAGCGTTTCGCCCACACGCTGCATAATGGTTTGTTCTGGTTGCGCAACTGACGCCTCAGCTTCAGAACGAGCGCGCAAGGCCATTGCCGCTAAGCGGCGCGCAGCGACCTCGTCACCAGCATTGTGAGCCGATCGAAGCGCTTGCATAATTTGATCGTATTCTTCCATCACTGGCCTCCATACATAAGCATCAAATCTTCGTCAGTTATTTCAGAGCCAGTCGCTGCGTCCATAGCGGAAATAAAATCATCCACTGTCGGAATTGATACGGGGCCAGAGAAGCCCTGCAATGTGCCGTTTCCATTAAAATATTCACGCATCGCCAGCTTTTGCTGGTTGACCGCCTCAAGCTGTGTAAACAAAGCCCGCAGTCGAGCAGCGTTTGCCTGCGGTGGCAAAGAAGGATTGTATGCCCGCGCAATCAAGCGATCACCCTCGGCCTGCGTAAATTGTGCGCCAAGGGTCTCCCTCAGGCTACGCTGAACAACTTGCTCAACGCGATCTTTTGCGTCTTGTGCTGTCGGGTTTAGAATTGCACGGACAAGATCAGGCTGGACGCCAATCATCGGCCCTGTCAGCTCTTGACCTGCCTCAAGTTGACCGAGGACCGTCGAAATTGTTGCAGCTTGACTTGCCGCGTCCGTAATTCCAGAAACGCTGTCGCGAAGCCAAGTGTCCGCATAGGCCTTGTCAATCGCTTCCCAGCCCGGCGTTGTTGGCTGACCGCCGACATTGATCGTCGTACCGCCAGAGAACGCGCGCTGCAGCGCCTCTTCCGGCGACACGCCTTGACCGATCAAGTAGTTGTAGTTCTGCATCGCAGACGTTTGCTCTGGCTGCTGATATGCCAAGCCCACCGCGTCACGCGCAGACAGAGCGCCAGTCTCAACCGCCATGGCAAGATCCTCACGCCCACGCTGGCGCAGCATCTCAACGGTTTGGTTGGCCGTGCGCGTTTGCTGCCGGCGCTCTTGACCAGCCGCGACGATCTGCGGAATGGCTTGGCTGGGCTGCTGGCGCAGCTCGTTCAAGCCGACCGCCAAGCCACCCATGAAATCTGCAAAGCGCGGGCGCTCGTAGAAGGGCATGGCCGTCTCGCCCTCAGCCGAAGGATCTCGTTGCTGGATGCCCATAAACTCAAGCACACCTCGGGGTTGCTGCATTCCGTCCATAGCCGTACCTCGTGTTGACATGGTGGTGTTCATCGGCACTGCGCCACCACCAAGTATTCTGCTCACATAGTTTTGCGTCTCCTCAAACGGCGGGATGCCGTTGTACTGACGCACGCGGCCGGGCCCAGCGTTGTAGGCGGCCAAGGCAAGTGCTGGGTCGCCAAAGGCATCAAGCTGCTGGCGCAAGTACCGAGCGCCGCCGTCAAGGTTTTGCAGCGGGTCTCTTGGGTCAACTCCGAGATCGGCAGCCGTGCCGGGCATGAGTTGGGCGAGGCCATACGCGCCGGCAGACGACGTAACGTCAGGCCGGAAGCCGCTCTCCTGCTGGATGACGCGCATAAACAAGTCTTCAGGTACGCCGTAGCGTCTCGCCGCGTCTCTTGCTGCCTGCCTGTAGTCAATCATAATTACCTCATCGCCGAGTAGCCGCCAGCGGTTGCGGTCATGTAGTCAATCAGGCCGGGACGGCTAGAGCTTGTGCCCGTCGTCGTGCCGTAACCTGCAGGCACGCCACCAGCCGCAGACACCAAAGCGGCGAGCTGCTGATAGGGCATGCCCTGTTGGCGCGTAAACTCAGCCATCTGCGCGTCGAGCCGAGCTTGCTCGGTTGCCTGCTCCAGACCGCCAAGTCGCTGGAAGCCAGTAGCGGCCGCGCCAGCCGCGCCCTGAGACTGGGCGAGCTGTGCCATCGTCGCGGCCTGCGCCTGCGTGTAGCCCTGCTGCAGCAGGTTGGCGACCATCTGTTGCTGGCCGATGTCAAAGGCCGCCTGCCGCTCG